CATCGCCTGCAACGTGCGGATCTCAAGCACGAGCTGGAACATCGTCTCGACTTCCAGATAGCTGTTGTCAGCCACGCCCTGGGCGTTTGTCTGATAGGTCGTGATGATGTTCTCGGTCTGCACCGTCCCGTCTTGCGTCACGGTGAAGGTCGAGATGCCGTCGTACAGCAAGGTCTGACGCTGGCTCGGCAGGAACTGGTTTGCGACCGGCGGCGGCAACACACCCTGCAACGGCAGGTATTGCAGAGGAACGCCCGGATCTGCGCGCACGCTCACTGCTGCCTGCGCACAAAGCGCCGCGGCCCACAGCCAGCTCGGCGTCGGGCTGCCGTAGAAGCCCATCACCGTTTCGTGTTGATTGTTCCGCGCCAGACCCAGCGTCGTCTGCGACGCGAACGTGCCGGCATACGCACCGAACGCATGACCGTACAGTTGCTGGTTGTAGCTCCAGCGGCCCGTCTGGTCGTTCAGCAGTTGCTTGACTGCATCGAGCGACGTCGTGTCCGTGTAGGGATTCACGATGAAGTCGAACGTCATATTGCCGAGATTGCCCAGCGCCGTCGTCAGCGTCGGGTTCGTCGCACCGCCCGACATCGCCGTGATGGTGTACGTGAGCCCGACCGGCGTCGCTTCGCCGTTGGCCGTGCCGCCGTAGTTGAACTGGATGTTGATCTCGTTGCCGCAGAGACCCTTGTTGTCGGCAGTCAGCGTAACGGTGCTCGTCGACACTGACGCGGTCACCGGCATCGCCGCAATCGCGTTGATCGCGGCAGCGACGGCCGTCGCGATAGTCGCCGTGGTCTGCGCGGCGGTCACCGGAACCGTGACGACCTGGCCCGCGATATAGAGCGAGATCGTTCCGTTTGCCGTCGGCGCTGCCGTGAACGCGATCGAGCCGGTTGCAGCAGTAGCGCCCGCCGCGTCAGCAAGCGGCAGATACCAGACTTCGCCGAAGGAGTCGTTGAGGCGGTACGTGCTGACCATGTTCGCCAGCATCGAGTTGGCGCCGCCCTGAAGATTTGCATCGCCAGTGCCGCCCGAGATGACAGGGACGTTCGGCGAAGCAATCCCAGTGGACGTAATCTGGCCGATGATCAGCGCGCGCTGGTTTGCTTGCGCCGTGTTCGCCTGCGAGTTGTCGAGCTCGAAGTATGCGCCCGGCAGTCGCAGATTTGCGGGAACGACTTTAAACGGTACCGTGCTCATGCCTTGTCACCTTCCTTTGCGGAAGACGACTTCGCCGAGACCAGCACGACGTCGCCGTCATTGAGAATCTTGTTCCAGATGATGCTGTCGTCGGCAACGTCGATGCCATCGTCCGGCAGCAATTGCTTCGTCTCCGGGTCTCGTACCTTCAGGCCCGGTGCAGGTTTGATGCGCATGCGGCGCTCCTACGAAATTGGGTTGGGAAATTCGATCGAGAACTTCGGCTCGACGGTTCCAGGTGGCTCGACCACAGTCACATCCATGCCGGTGAGCGGAGTTCCATCGATCGGATGGAAGGAGTCAGGCCCTTGCGTGAACTCGATCTCGATGCGCATCTGCAACTCAGCCATCGGCATTTCGCCTTCGGAACTGGTTGTGATCTCGGATTCGACCGACTCGAACTGTTCGATGACCTGCCCACCGTTCTCGTCCACCCAGATCGACGTGTTGTTGATCAACGCGACTTCGATCTGGTATTTCAGCTGCTCCGCTAGGGCCAGCGCTTCCGCAGATCCGGCATCACCGATCTGCGCCACCGCGCGCGTACGCGCGATGATCTCGACCGTAGTCGTCACCGAGAACAGCGGTGCGTTCTTGCCGAGAGATCGCTTACGCTCGCGCGGCGCGCGCACGAGAATGCAAGGGAACGACGTCGGGCTGGTCGGCCAGTCGAATGGCGAAAACACCGATGCGCCCGCATTGGTCGATCCGGTGAGAGCCTGAATCACCAGGCTTCTGATGTCCGCTGATGTCGTCATGGACCCACCTTGCTGAGCATCAGCTTTGCCCCGCCGCGACTGTCGGTTCGCACCTCACGCACGAGATACGTCGCGCCGGTGCTGACGACGGTAAGCGAGTCGTTTTGAGCTGGCATTGCAGAGAACTGCGAAAGCTGCACGCCGAGCACAGCGGATACCGTGGTGACGCCCGAGGTTGCATCCTCAAACATCACCTCTTTCAGATACGCGTCATCGAAGACGCCGCTGAGCTGGAATGCCGCACTGCCTCGCGGCGTATAGGTCACCGGCTCGCCAAACACACCCATAAGCGGGCCGATTACTATGGCATTCCAGTCGATGGGCATTACGTACCTGCGCGGCCGCTTGCGAGGACTTCCGGACGGGTGCAGATGTGGAGCGGGTAGCTCGACACTTCCATCTTCCACCACTCGTTGCGATCACGATCCATGATCGGAACGACGTAAACCGGCTTGCCCGGCGTGTTGACCCACTGGAACGACTCGCCCGGGGCCAGCGCGCGGCGGAAGATACCGGGCGCGCCGACCGGGAAGAACTTCACCTTGTCGTCCGCAATCTTGATGGTCGAGTTGTCATCCGAGCCGCGGTAGTTGATCCAGCGGATGCCGCCGAACTCGAATGCCTGGAATGCGCCGCCCGCGTTGCCGCCGCGAATTTCCGTTGCATCACTCCAGTTCACGAACGTGCGGATCACGTCCGGATGGTTCACGAACGCGTCGTAGAACGCGTCGCCGCAAAGGGCGAACACCTTCGTCGAAGGCGTGAACGCGCCCTGCGCCTTGCGCGCCATCGTTCGGATGATCGCGTTGCAGAGCGGGCGCAGCGAGTTTGCCGTACCGGCCGAGAGGTTGAAGGCGACTTCCGTTGCCGGGGTGATGCCGAACTCTTGCGACCAGTCGTACTTCACGGTGCCGTCAGCATCGGTGAAGAGACCCTGTACCGCCGCGAGACGCTGGAACTCCCACGTGTACTCGATGTTCTTCAGCAGACCAGTCGGACCTGCGAGGCGACGTGCGACTTCGTCTTGCACCTGCATCAGCTCGGACTCGGTGCCGAAAGCGCGGATGTTCTGCAACTCGTTCGCGTAGATCGTGTCCGAGTGACGCAGACGCGGCACTTCGAAGTAACGCGCTTGGCGCTTTTCGGTCGTACGCTGCGTGCCTTCTTCGCCGCGCTCGCTCAGCGGGATCACCACGAGCTGGCCTTGGCGCTGCTCGACCACGAGAGCGGTCGTGCGGATGGGATCGTCGTCGAAGATACCGAGTTCGCCGAGCGTCTGCGGCTGATACGGGTACTTGTCTACCGCTGCGGTCAGCGAGACGGTCGAGAACGGATCCTGATTGAAAATGTCAAGCGATGCCATTGAACGGCTCCTTCAAATGAAAAAGCCGCCCGAAGGCGGCCTGTCTATTCGTGTTGTGGGGTATCAGCGGGCGATGATCTTCAGCGCGAGCAGCGAGGCGAGCGCGGCGGTCTTCGCGGGCGAGTCCATCGACGCATCCCACACGAGTTCCGACGTGTTCACTTCGACGTCGCGCACGACCAGCGCACCCGGGGTATCGTTCAGCGTCGCATCGACGAGGCCGAAGGAGATGCCCGCTGCGATTTGCGAACCGTCCGTTGCCGTTTTCGTGCACGGCACCCACTTGCCCGATCCAGCAGCCACGGTGACCGTGAAGCTGTCGCCCGGTGCGAACGCCGTGCCGCCGGCCGTGATCGTGAACCCCAAGCCGCCGGCACTGAACGCCGATCCCGCGGTGCCGTGGCCTACTTCCTTGCCGTTCGGGTCAGCCACAACGAATTGCGTCGCCGAGTCGAACTCGACCGTGTAAGCGCCTGCGATTGCCGCGCCGACCGTGATCGTGCCGAATGTGCCGTTGCCGGTGTTGGTGCCGAGCGCCGCAGCGACCGCGGTCGTGCCGACGGTCTGCTTGCCCATCACCGTGCCGGGATAGACCTTGACCGCGCCCGTGAAGGTGCCGCGATCGATGTGACGGTGGCCGCGCGGCTGCGAGACCAGAAAGCCGCCCGCGTGCCATTGCTCGATCAGGGGCGAGCGAGAAACGTAGCTCATGAGAGCTCCTTAGATGAGGATGTGAAAGGCGCGCTTACGAGCGCTTGCCAGATGCCTTGTTGAAGGCGCGGTCCCAGCCAGCCGATGCCTCACGCTGCGGGTTGCGTTGCACTTCTCCGCCTGCGCCGAGTTGCGGGTTGCGAGCGGAACGCTCCGGGCGATCGGCATTCGCCGAGTTGCCCGGCGTTGCCTTCAGGACGGCGATTGCTTCTTGGCTGCTCATCGACGTGTTGAACGCGAGGCTCGCAGCGAGCGCGACGTTGCGGCCGGCTGCCTTGTGACCCATGATCGCCGCGCAGCGCGCACGCTCGCTGAGACGTGCACGGGCGACGGCGCCCTTGCCGCGCGCTTGCTCGTTCTCTTCGTCTTCGGCGCGCTCGTCGTCTTCGTCGTCGGCTGCCTTCTTGCCTTTCTTGCCCTTGCCCGAATCGTCTTCTTCGAGCTCGTCGTCTTCAGCATCTTCGTCGTCACGCTCGTCTTCAGCGCGCTTGCCCTTCTTGCCCTTCGAGCCGTTGCTGTCACCGTCGTCGCGGTCTTGCTCTTCCTGCTCGTCGTCTTCGGCGCGCTCGTCTTCGTCGTCGCGCTGATCGTCTTCTGCACGCGCCGCGCGCGAGTTGATGCCGGCGAGATGGGCGAACGAGAGCCCGCGCGCCGCAAGGGTGCGAATACTCATGAATTGTCCTTTCGGGGTGGGAAATGTCAGCCCAGCTCTTTGAGCAGGGATCGAAACGCCTCGTCCGGCGCCATCACGGCGTCAGCGAAGCCGATCTCGACGCCGTCGGCACCGAGAAACGTAGTTGCTTGCGTGCCGCGCACGGCGGCCGCAGAAAGCTTGCGATTGCGCGCGACCGTCTTTACGAACAGTTCGCCCATCGCATTGACGTCGGCCTGATAACGCGCGAGCGCTTCATCCGACAGCGGGT